TACAGCTGCACAGCTACGACAAAATAACACAGAGTGTAAGCCAGACAGGGAATACTAAAGGTTTGTATAATCGCCAAATCGAAAAGCGACGAAAATCAATACGAAATGCGATTTTTCGAGCCCCGGAGCACTCCAATACGAAAAGCGACAGAAATTTGACACGCACACAAGATAAAAAGCCCTCGAATGAGACAATCATCCGAGGGCTTTCCACATTCTGGATACCGCTAAACATTCAGTTCAAACTTCACGTTTTCCTCGCCCTCAAGCAGGCGTTCAGTACGTTGCAGGTTGGTCTCGTATATGTGAACGTTACCCAGAAAGAGCGTGATTGACTTCAAAGGGATATCTATCTGCCTTGCCATCAAATAAAGATGGTAGATATCAGATGGAAGTCCGAGGTTTGCATCTGAACTTCTCTGATAGGCAGTAACAACCAGTTCGCCATCATCAATCTGGAACTGTACCAGACTCAAGCAAGGGGCCTGATTGCTCTCCGCATCGGTTGATCCAAGGAAAAGGACATAGTTCTTTGAGTTCCTTTTCTCCTTGTTGATCTTGGAAATAAGACCAGGCAGTTTCTCAAAATAGGTCGGGTAACTATTAACCAGAATAGAACCGCAGTAATCCCACCAGTTGATACCGACCTCTCGGTATTTCTCGACATTCCTTTCCCCTTGCATAAACAGGGATAGTTCGTTCTTGAGCTTCTTTCGGGCTATTGAATGCCCTTCAAAGATGTCAAGCAGGTCCGCTGGGGTCATTGCCAGTTCCTGATTCAGGAGATACTTGATGTTCCCCTTTTTGTTGGTTTGGGTCTTACCTTCTGAAAGGATTTTACCCAGAATCGAATAGTACTTGTTCATAGGTTTTCTTTCTCATTTTTAAGATAAAGCCACCTGACTTTATCCGGTTAATCCATTGTTAAATCATTGATTTTTCGTAACTTTACACTGTATTAGAATGGATTACTCTGCATCAGAATAACGATGCTTGACTGCTGTCTTGGTAGTTGCAGACAATCCACTCCTCCTGCTTTCGTCGGCTTGTCTTGGAAGCACTTATCGTTCTCTCTATTCGATGAATGATCCATCCGTTCTTTTCTGCATACTTTTCTATCGGATCATACGGAAACATCGTCAGCATAAACTTACCTTTGACGGTCTCGAGCAACTGTAGAAGTTGCTCCATATTCTGGGCGGAGAAGACCCCTTCATAATGTCCGCAGTCAGAGTTTATGTAAGGAGGATCGACAAAGTGAAAAGCCTCCGGGCAGTCATAGGTTGCTATAACATCAAGTGCATTTCGATTCTCTATCGTAACCCTTTCAAGTCGCTTACAAAGATGCTCCGTAAATTCATCCTTGGCATTACGCAGCTTCTTTGGCATACCGCCTCCGAAGTCATACCCGAATGTTCCATCCATCATCGAGGCAAAGGACATCTTACACAACGCCCATACCGCCCAGGCTCTTTGAGCCGGAGAAAAGAATTCAGGATAAGCATTCACATGGGCTGCGTGTGCATGAATATCCCGGCTGTGAAGTGTCTTATCAATCTCTGCCTTCAGGTCTTTATAATACATCTGTGCCATCCAATAGAAGTTTGTGAGTTCAGTATTGATGTCGTTTATTATCTCGGCTTCTGCCGGGTGTTTAGCGAATAATACTGCACCCCCCCCCCACAAATGCCTCAGTGTAAAGGGAATGCTTCGGAATCAGAGGAAGGATGTGCTTGAGCATCGTCTGCTTGCCTCCATAATAAGTTATCGGTGTTCTCATTTCTAATTCAGTTTTAATTGTTACCTTTGCATTGTCTCACTTACTAAATACCCTATGGGTACAAAAACAGCGGTATTTCCGCAGCAAGGAGTTCTGCTCCCGGCTGTGCGGAGATACCGCTGTGTTAATAGTAAGTGAGACGACTATTTACAGGCTGGGAGCTTTTTTATTACCCACTCCCCGGGGCAAACAGATTTATATATTTTCCATTTCTACAGTATTCCCTGCAAGGCGATGGGTGCAGTCATTCAGGAACTGCATCTTCCCATCCTTAATGAAAAAGTGGCAGAATCCGTCGTGCATTGTCACCGCTACCGATGGGTGCACGGTCGGGTTCTCGACATCACCGTTAAAACTCCACCAGGGTTTCCCATCCTTCTTGGTCCAGAACTGGTGAGTTCTGCCACAAGCCGGACATTTGAATCCCCAGATTTCCTCGGTGTCATTTGACAGTTGTAACTTGACTTTTGGCATAATTACTCCTCCAACCATTTATCGACATACTTGATTGTTTCCTCACGGAAGGCCTGAAAGTCCGCCCATTCCTGGGTATATTCAGCAATCTTCTCATCAGAGAGGATTCCACTCTCAAGACCAGCTTTATGCTGGAGCAACTGAATCTGATGCGTCTTTATCGCATCTTCCTCCGTCTGGAGGTATCTGCTCCTGATAATGCCGTTTATGAGTTTGTTTCTATCAAGTTCATCGCACTCGATGAGAGTACCTCCATCCGACATGCTCCCCGTATAAGAGAAGCCCGGAAGCGGAGTCGTAGCCTCCTCATTCGGATAATAATCCGCAGAGGATTCATTCAGATAAACTAAAAAATGCGCCCTGTCGTAACGACTTGGGCGCATCTGCTGCGGATATACCGCAGTGTAGGGTGATGTGTTCATTTTAAGTAAATTTATAAAACTTCTTGTTTCTTTTATTACTCTGAACGCTGATAACCGTCGGGGCAGGCAAATCCTCTCTTGTGAATTCGGTCTGTGCCTGCTCGATTAAGATCTTCGACCCGGTAAAAGAATAGTATTCCTTTCCCTTCTCGATAACCACTTCCCGGCCTTTGTCATCACGGTAGGTCAGTGTCTTTCCCTGCCATTCATAACGGATTGCAAGGCAAGGCTTCGGTTTAGTCTTTTCCTCATCATAGAACTCCTTGATGCTGTCCTGAACGACAAAGTCACGGAGTTCCATCAGATAGTCATCCTCCGCCCCTGAGTCTGGATAAAACAGGATCGCCTCGAAGCGTCTCTGCTGATCGTGGCTCATCTCAAATGGGCATTGGCTGCGCCGACGGTTAATCTTTGCGCCTAATCTTTCCTTTTTTGTCTCCATATTATATTTCCTTAACAGATTTATTGAATTTGCGTGTTTGATTGTGCCTATGAATGACGAACAATGCTGCCTGACCTCTTTCTGGCTAAGCCCCAACTTAAATCCCTTCCGGATATGCCGGATTGCCTTGATCTTGTTTTTCTTTGCCACTCTGATATGGCCGTCGGCAAATATGCGATATCCTACAATAGGAAGACCATCTATCAGATTCCCGACTTGCCATTTAGGGTTCAAGGTCAGGCGAAGTTCTGATGACAGGTACAATGCCATCCAGTCAAGCAAAATATGAAGGAATGTCTTATCCTCGTGAAGCACCACGAAGTTATCCATAAAACGGTAGTAGTACTTGATTCCCTCACGAACATAACCCTTGAACTTTTCGGAAAGGTATTGAACGCCTTTTGAAAGTTCTTTCAAATCGCTTTCATTCCTGGCACTGACGAACTTTTCAGATACATACTGACCAGCAAGGAAGTCCATCAAGACATCATTCTCGGCAATACCGAAGCACCTTCTTACATCGTGATCAAAATAGCACAGGGCCATATTCGCTATGACTGTTGAAATCTTCAGCCCGATAGGGACACCTGTATCTTCCCCGTGATCGTTTGTTCCCATCGGGGTACCGATACTGCTGTCAATCACCGTATCGAAGTGACGGAGCAGCCGAGGGTCCTTGATCTTCCTCCGGATATGAGCCTTCGGTATTCGAACAGGAATAGAAGCATACATTTTAGAGACATCACCGTTCAGAAAGTACTGAATCTTATCTCCGGCATTGAATATGTCATTACTGATTGTGTGGACCATAAGATGCTGGCCACGCCCGGGAATACTCGCATAGGAATGCCCGTCAAGGGCACGGGCAAGTATTGGCTCTGACTTCAAGAGCATTGCCCAGTGGAAGACGTGATCCGGATATGGAAGCATCGAAAGAAAGCGGATCTTTCCTCTTTCGTTGATGCTCTTGTAGGTATATTCGGATGTCTGATAGGATTCTGTGGAATAAAGATGAAGGAGGGTTTTAAGACTTTCAGGATCATTCCTGAAATCCTGTACCTCCTTCCTTCTTTTCTTCCGTCTGGAAGCGTAATATTCCGCAGCTGCGAAATTCTCCTCTGCCTCTATCTCTTCAGATAGATGTCCGTACGCTTTCATTGTGTCTTACCTGTGTCAATGTGTCCTGGTGTAAATGTGTTCTGTCTGCTTTCTTTTCTTACAAGCGTCGTCGAATCAGTCTCCTGACCTACCGAAACCCGTTTGACCGTCTATTTTCCAGCGTGAGCCGAGGCCTGTCCTTAAACGCAGCTGCCGAGCAAACATCAACAGCCACAAAGTAGTGGGACGACGACAGGTTCGCATTGGCATTCGAGGGGGCATTGTTACCATTGAAGTACGCCAAGCCATCGATGTCACCATTGTTAGCATTGCCAGCCCCGAGAGGGGCACGGGAACCGGAAGACCTACCGCCCGAAAGGACATGCCCACCATAAGGTGATGCAAAGGTAGTAAAAATCCGTTTCAAAAAACCGCCTCCGGCGGTATTCATAAACACCGCCGATGACAGCCTTTCATAATATGAAGCACAGTATTTTCAAAGAACTTGTTTTGTTTGGTGCACTGCGTGCACGGGTTCTTGCTCAGCCTCTACGAGGCTTGCGCCGGGTTGCTTGGCGTGCCTGCCGTCCCTCTCAACCTCATCACGCTATCAAGCAGCATAGACCTGCGGAACCGGATTGAAATCGCCATCGACTTCGCAGAGGGACGACGACAGGTCCGCACAGGCAGACGAGGGGGCACCGTTACCATCGAAGCACGCCAAGCCATCGAGGTCACCATGGTTAGCATAGCCAGCCCCGAGAGGGGCACGGGAACCGGAAGTGGCGGTATCACCATAAGCACCATCACAGTAATATGTAGAGGATGTTGCGCCCGTCGATGACGGCATTCCGGCAAGTCCGTTAAAATTGAGCGTCTTCGAGTACTCCCAGTTTCCTGCATTACCTGGCAGCCAATCTCCTACGTGGAGCATCTCGGAGGTCTTGTTATAATCCCAAGGGGTAAGCGATGACTTTGCCACAAAGAATCTGTAAGACATATCTGACTGTTTGACTCCGACAATGCGGTTCTTTCCGTGCCACAGATGGCCGTATGGGTTCTTGAGACCAAAGAACACCGGTACCGGAGCATTGTAAACGGTTGTGCCGGATGCATTCTTTACAGGATAATACGAGATACCTACACCGTCTGCAAGTTCGACTCCGGCAGAAGTAGGGATGACAGGATAATAATTGTTGTAAGTATCCCAGCTTGGCATTCCCGACACTCCGCTTCCGAGACCGCCCTGATATAGACCGTTAGCATCCTTGTTTGCATTGTAGGAAGCCTGGCAGTTCTTGGTGCCCATAATCACATAGAACAATGTCGCTATGACGGTATCAATCCAGTACCAACCTGCACCCCAGCCGGAACCTCTCTTCGCACCTTTCTGCTCAAAAGTAGCAGTTCCCAACACGGTAGCAGGATAGCCGAGCATCGAAAGGTTGTCTGCTAAAGCATTACCCGACGCCAAGGCTGAACCGCCACCACCACGATACTGTGCATCAGTACTGATCAAAGAGCAGAGCTTATCATTAGTCCTATCCATCACGCCTGCATGGAATGCTGAGATAGAAGCGACAGGAACCTTGTAGCACTCCTTGCCCGGGATAGGCTTGAGACTGATACCCATATACTGATATTCGCCCTCAATCCAGTAGGCAATATAAAACGGAGTACGCCATCCCCACATATACTGGCCCATTGATCCGTCCAGCTTGGCAGTCTCGCCTGTGGCCAGTTTGTAATGGTTGGTAGGGTCCAGTTTCTTTCTTGCGTGAGCATCATCCACCAGGTAGCAGCCCAAGCCCAAGAGGTTAGGAAGGTTCCTCAAGTAATCAAGATTGCCGACAGCCTCACCTGTTGGGGAACTGCCGTCAAGCAGCCAACGGCGACAGGCATAGCCATTGCCGTGTATCAGACTGGCAGGGAAGAATCCGTACTTGCTTCCGGAGGTCTTCTTGCCGAATACCACATCCTCATTGTCGATGGATGTGAACTGCTCGTAAGAGCTCAGTTTTTTCTTTGCCATATTTAGAATTTGTTAATTATATTTTCGTGTCCTGATGCAACGATCCAGCGCACTGATGTAGATGAATAAGGGATAGCAATAAATTCGACTGCACCACCCCTGATTTCAATTTCACTATACGCCGGGGTATTAGTATCTGCGTATTCCCCAAGACCATTCAAATAGCCATTTGCCACCTTGACATAAGTATAGAAGCCAATGGTTGTCTTTGTGTATGGTGGGAAATTGTCATCTATTACCAGCAAACGTCTTCCTGCAAACGAGATAGATGTTGGTAAGGTAAGAGTAAGATATCCGCCACCGACAACATTTGCCTCCGTTGTGAGTGTCACAGAACCGCTAAGTCTCGTAACATTCGCCATCACATATCCCGAAAAGGATCCAGTTTTGGCCGTCAGTTCGCCATCAGCTGTGATAACACACTTGTTATTAAAATTCGCTGAGCCGTCCGACTTGAGAGTCACTTTACCCGAGGTATGGGTTATCTCTCCTTCAGAAAGGATCCATCCGTTACCGTCTGAGCCAACGATCGCACACTCAGTCGCTAAGAATGAGAAACTTGATTCCACCTCCCAGGTATATATATCGTGCCCGATATCATCAAATGGGTTCGAGTCCCCTGTCGGGGTATGGGTTATCAAGCACTTGTACCATACTCCGTCATAATAGGCATAGTCAAGGAAATTTTCACCAGCAGCACCACACTGATACTCCACGCCAGCAACAAACTTTCGGAGGCGTGGAACAGCCCCACGCTCACCCCGTTCCCCTGGTTCCGGATCTCTTTTGTAAGCAATCCTTGTTACTTTCTTCAACGCTGTCATAAGGCACATTATTCTGCTGAAATTATAAGTGTGAGATCACCGCCTGCCTGTACTGCGTGGCTGTAAGTGACCATAAAACTTGTTCCCCCGTCCTGCGAATCGATCTCGCTTCCGTCCGACTTTGTAAGAAGGTAATTGAAAGTATATCCGCTTACCTCCGTCGAGGTGCTGCGCTTCATCACCTTCGGGCGGTAATATATTGATGTCTGGACTGAACTGACCTCCTCCGGCACAGAGTTTCCTGCACTGTCAGTCGGGTTCGGGTAAATGATCAGGACATCTGTCTCATCAGATACCTCCTGAACAGCACTCGTAACCTTATCTCCGACAATAGCCTCACACTTGTAGAGTTCGGTACTGTTGATATCAGAGGCCGATATGGTGATTGACTGGGTGCTCTTGTTCAGATCAACCCAACCATCAGAACCATTTGTCACTCGCATCTTATACCATTTGTAAGACACCCCGGATGTCTTTTCAGTTCCACCGACCAGCAGCTTGCCTGTCATTGTCAAGGTCGGTACATCATCATCGATGACTCCTCCGTTATTTACTGTGATGTAGGCAAGGCAAGCCTCACCATCTGTCTGCTCAATGGCAACATCTATCGAGGCGGAAACTGTCGTATCGAATCCGGTATTAACAATGCCCTTGAACTCAATAGTATCAGTATCTATATTGCTTGCTGAGGCAATCTCCTTCAGGATCGTCAATGTCGGTACCGAAAACCCGTCAATGGTCTTGTACTCCGTCTTGAATGTCCCGGCTGGGAGACTTCCAACCGCAGTCGATAGCCCGTTGCTGAAAACTATCTCGGTACCGTTATAATACCATTTATAGCCCGAGGTCTTAACGGCCACTCTTGTGGCCTGTAACGAGCTTCTGACCACCGGATATATACACGGCTGGTTCGCTATGAAAGAGGGCGAAACAGCCCCGTTTCCGTTTGAAACAAACTGCTTCAATGGGAATGTGCTGCGTAGATTGCAGTTCAGGGTATCACCCTGCTTCACGAACTTGATCGTGGTTTGTCCTTTACAAATGCTCATATCTCATTACTTTTTAAGTTCCTGCCTTGCCTCGAGGTTGGAGAGAACCACGCCCTCCAACGATGCGACCTTATCCTCAAACGAATCCTCCGGACTGCCATAGGTCATCAGATCGCTTTCATTGATTATTACACAACCGTCCGAAGTCTCGGCACGGAGTTTATGAAGTCCAAGTTCGACGGCTCTGCCGTGCGGAATCTTGATATATCTGTATGCTCTCATCGCTATAAGGTTATTATATTGTCGTCGTCATCAGTGATTGTATATCCGTCATCATCGGTCATTGCCCCAAGCGGTTCAAAAGGGATGACATCGAGGGCGACATCCGCCCCGTCTGCAAATTCAGAAGCATCTATCGATATGCTTTCCCCATAGCCAATCACCATAAAGTCCGCATCGTGCACTGCTCTCTTCATATACCAGACAATGGAGAAATGTTCAGAGGGGTTCTCGAGCACCTGCCTTCCAACTGTCACCACACACTCATTCTTGACCATCGTCGCCCCGGAAGGGACCTCGACCCCTCCGTGAACTATATGTTCGAAATCATACACAGGATAGCGACGGAGTACCGCAGTCCTTGCCATCAGACATCCGGAAGTAGGAGATGATGGAAGGCTCGCCCCAGGTAGTGCATATTCCGCCTTGCAGAGAAGACAGACCATTCCATCCACATATTCAGGATCGATCACCAGTTTGGAGGTATTCTGTCCGGACTCATAAAACAGGTCATCAGTCGTGATCAGAGTCTCCACCCCAGATTCAACCTTATACCACCAGTAGCGGACCGATGCACCAAGAGAAGCAGGATCCTTGCTTCCGATGGCCACATTTGCCTGTATGCTTCTCGTACCCTCATCCGCTATCGGGTTGAACACGAAGGATGCAGGTTTGTCAAGGGAAAGAGTGGCCACCACCGCAACCGATGTGGTACTCATCACGGCATTCGCCTGAATCCTCAGGATCCTGCCAGTCCTTCCGTCTATGTAATTGCCGACAAAGACCAGCATAACGGGCTCGAGATACTCCACGTTCCTTGAGACAGTCAGAGTACCGTCCTCTGCCACCGAGTACCCGGCAGTCGCTGCCGTTATCAGGTACTGCGACAGTTCATCGGTCAGGATCGTTCCCTGCGACACCTTTTCTGCTATATCCTGAGGAAGAGCATACCAGTTCACACTCGAGAACTGAATCTGTCCGTCCGGGATAATTCCGTTAGGATCCTGGACGAAAGCCTCCGGAACAATCACCAACGGGGTAAGTTCCCTGTCAGGCACGAATTCCGACAGTTCCGCACTGTGTGTCTGGGTAAGGCTGCCACCCTGCACAAGGAGGGAAGCGGATATGTTCAAAGGGTCATATACAATCCCTATTCTCTTTATCTTCTTTGCCATTTTGAAAACGGTTTTAATGCCACTTAAAAGTCTATTTCAGCCGATAACACCTCTGCACCGTCACGGACATACACCTGACAGATAAACTTACCGGAAAAGGCAGATAAATCCTCATTCGTCAGGGTCAGTTCCTTTCCTGTCGATGCGTGGTCTGTATTCCACACTGCATCCGCAGCCCTATCCCCGGTATCTCTTGACCAGGTCCAATCCGAATCAAGTATATCGGAGGTTATATCAGTCACACCTCGCTTCACGACTGCCGTCAGGGTTGTAGAAAGCTGGCCATACAGGAATGTCTCGCCATCTGATGATTCAATCTCAAGACTCAAGGTCGTATCACCGGCAACCAGCAGCCAGTCCGTTGAATCATATCGAGGCTCCTGCGTGGTACCCTCGACGATGCAGCGGTATTTGCAGGATTTATGGTAAACCTCATCCTGGTACTCGGCATTGCACAGATACGGATCATTGAGGGCTGTCTGGTAATTCCATAATGCACGGTCACGGATGATCCTCACCACATTGCCGGATTTGTCTATCTGAAAGAAGTTTCTGGCCAGCACATTGTCAAGATAAACGCCCGGCTTGCCACTTATCGGCAGATTGTCCGGGGTGAGAGCTGACGGGATGGATCCAAGCACAGCAGCATAATGTCTCGGCTGAATGATATACTGATCGACACCTGACAATATGGATATCCTCTGCTCCGATGAGCTGAAGTACTGGCTGCGCTGCCTTTCCTCATTCGTGAAGTTTCCGTATCTCGCTATGTTCATATATGGCACGGGGACGGCATTGACTCCACCCGGAACCTCCGACTCTGCACCAAGCACAATCCTTACAGAACCTGCTGCCTCATCAACCGCAGTAACCCTGAAATACGATGTAATAAACCCTGCAGATGTATTGTAATGACCCTTGCAGATATCATCCACCGCAAGTTCAACAGTCTCGTTATCCTCCAGCTCAAGTTCAAGGATGAAGGCGGTATCACTGTCCGGGTCCGGGGTGACTGACTTGATGACAGCACCCTCGGTATTCCACATTTCGCCACCTGTCACGCTGACCTTGTTGTATATCAACTGCGGTACCTTCAGGAATGAGCGAAGCACGAGCGAAGTCATTTCCGCATTTCCTTCACGGTCAATGGATGCACCTGTTCCTGTCTCGAGACCTGATATGAACTCACCGATCTCGATACCGTCAAGGAACTTTATCAAGGCTGCTGCCACATCCGGGTAAAGCCTGCTCAAGTGTTCCTTGATGGACTTCTTTGCAGAGAAGATATTGAAGTCCGACGCAGGGGTACTCTCCCAGCTGCGGATCACTGCCGGCACACTGCCTGCTGCCGACCTGCTGAATGTCCTGACCTCCTCGATATTGTCCTGAATGGTTGTGATCGTTCCTCTCGAGAGGACATCGCTCACTTCAAGATCGTACTTTGTAGGACGGTTCACATTCTGCGAGAACGATGTCACCCTGCTTTCACGATATCCGGTTTCAGGGAAATACTCATCACTCTCAAGTCTGATTCGCTGACCGATATCGAAGGAAAGCCCTCGCTTCTCGATATCCACATAATTAGTCGGAACCTTATACACCCTGTGATCTTTCCTGTGCTTGAGCATATATTCATCGACCGCCTCCTTGTATTCCTGTTCGGCAAGATCATACCACTCATCAGGAAGTGTGATGTTGTAGATTATATATTCATCACCAGCCTTCGGGATAAGCATACCACCTGGGAGTTGCGTATCATCCTCGTACGGCCACTGCGTGATTATCTCGAATTCCTTTGCTCCGGAATGATAGTTCACCTCGAAGTCACGCCCGTTCAGGTCGCCGGACTGGAAAGCGATATGCTTGACCAGACCGCCGATCTCATAATCATTCGGATCAAACGGGATATCAGCATCCTTGAAGTAATATATCGTGAACGGGTTTCCGTCCTCATCCTTGACATCTTTTGTCCTGACACTGCTGACTTTTCCAACCCTGCGAGGATATATTCCGGAGAATGCCTCAGACTCGTAATGCTCGACAATACCCAGATGGGTATCCTGCTCCACATACTTTGCCCTGTCCGGCAACTGGAGACGGGTATATCCATATTTGGACTTATCTATATTCCTGGTGCTTCCCACTGGGAAGAGCCTTGTAAAGAATTTCACATTCTCCGCAGAAGCGACCTCGATGCTCAGACCGCCCCCGTTATACTTGAGAGGAATTGCCTCACCGTATTCGCATCGGCACAGATTGACTGTCAATCCGTCAAACCAGTACTCGGTTCCGGCAGCCTCCGATATACGCTGCAACGCCTCATCACAATATAAACCTTCGTATGTTATGGTCAGATATTCGGTATCTTCCACCTGACCCACCTTCCAGTCAGTCGTTCCGGTCTGACGGTTGATATTCTCAACCACCATAGCCACGTGTTCAGAGGCCGGGGCAGTCAATGTGAATACAGGCTCACAAGCACCGTCGGTATCCATCAGAACGAGAGCCTGGCCGATGATATTCTCCGGCCCATAGAACTTGCATTCATAGTTCCACTCAACCGAAGACTTCTGTTTAGGCACATACTCCTCGGTTATCCAGAACCTCTGACCGCAGAAATCCACATAGTCGTTCACGGCAAGGCGCACAAACTCAAACGAGACAAAAGACAGATTCAGCACGTGGTCTGATCCTATACCTCGCTGGCGTGTGGAATTGTCAGAAGGTGACACTGTCATCTTCAGTACTCCGTCCTTGCTGTAGATTTCAAGTTCCATTCAAAAGTCCTTTATATCCTGTTAAAATTTTGGTTTGGGCTCACGGAAATTGACCGCAAATCTTCCCATCACCATACCCTCAAAATCGGTCAGCTGCTTATACTTTTCCGCCGACTTATAGTAAAACGCAAAGTGCATATCCAATTCCGGCAGATAGACATCCAGCCAGCCCTTGTTTCCTTTCCGGAGCATCTCGAGGAATGACATATAATTGCTCAGGAACGAAGCCTTATCCTTGGCTGAAATAGCAAACTTCAAACTCACGTCCCTTGCCTTGAGGCTCTGGATAATCTCAGCAGGAAGTTCGACTCCGTCATTCTCCCTGATTGAGACCTCCTCCTGTTCCTTGACCTCCGACGGCTTCATCAGAGCGTCATAATTTGAGGTGTCTCCCTGCTTTTCCTCCGTAAGGAAAGCACCGTATGTTTCATATACATCTACATTGTTGATGTACAGAAGTCCTTTCAGTATTTCCATATCCTTACTTGACTTTTAATCCATCTCTCTTAACCGCCTCGAGAAGGGCATAAATCAGAGGCAGGCTGTCGGTATTGTCTGCGGTTCTCTGCTGGTACTCCAGCGATCTGCCGAGGGATTCCGTAACATTATCCAGTTTCAGGTCTGCACTGGCCACGTGCTGAACAGTTGCTGTCCACAAACCCTCCAGTTTGTTTCCCTGGTCCACTGTCATAGTCTCGACACCGCCAGTCTTTCCTGTCTGGGTAACTCCGGAGTCATTCCACAGTTCAAAGCCCTTTTCCTCTGCCATCTTCTTGACTTTATCCATCCATTCGGCAGCATTCTCCATCGTGCCACCCATAGAATTGTAGAAATCCTCAAGGATATTCATCTGCTCCATTGCGATATCCTCCTCGCTCTTATCCCCGTCATATATCGCCTTCAGGTCATTCTCAAGCTGGGCGAATTTGTCAGCGAAGAACAATGAATAGGCAAGATCCTCAAACAATTTCTCGAGGACATCTGCAGTCGATTCTGCGAAATTCACCAGATAATCTTCCCCGGCATCGCAGTAGGACTTTATGGCATCTACAGCTGCACTGCCAAGAGAACCGAAAGTGCTTGTAAGGTATTCCTCAAGTGCTGCATCTGCCTTATCCATCATATCCTTCAGATCAATCAGATTCTCGAGATATGCACGTGTCTCATCAGACATCTTTTGGGTATCGAGGATCGTCTGAAGCATCGCTGTATCCAGTTCACCGTTTGCATCGATGAGTTCCGGATAGACATCGAGGATACTGCTGTAAACATCACGACCTTTGCCCCATCCGAAAAGACCGGTCTTTTCGTGCCCGGTTACGATTGATGCATTTGCAAGTCCGGCAATGCCTTTCTGCATATTCTCTTTCTCCTTCGCCGTATACAGGCCTATTGTATGTCTTCTGGAAGGAGTGCCGTGTCCGACATTGTTCATTTCCCTTCTAAAATCAGCAAGAGCCTCCTTGTATGTCTGAATAGCATTAGCAGCCTTGGCGATTTCTTTTTCACCGAATATGGTAGCAGCCTCCTCCAGCAAAAGTTTCTGCTCAAGCAGAAGGAGGTTGTACTGTCTCTGGTACTCCTGTCTCGCACGGTTCACCTCCTCAAGAGCAGCCCAGTGCTTTGCCTCTGCCTCGATGGCCATAGTAGCAACACTTGTGATCAGACCGAGTGCTGCACCTGCAATCGCACCATAAACGCCTCCTATCTGTGCACCTGCAGCAGCTCCCTCAAGGGTTGATGACATTGTATCAGTAGCCTTCTGCATCGCATCCGCAACTTCACCGAGATGCTCATCCCCGGAAAGTTCTGCTATCTCTGCAAGGCTGCCAGCCATCTGAGCAAAGCAGGAATTTATCGCCATTCCCGACTGAACCATACGATTCATTCCGGCATTGATTCCTGCGGTCTTCTGTTCCTGGTCTGTCATCTTCAGAGCATCCTTGATCTGCTTGATTCCACCGATGAACTGAGCAGCATAACCACCACGACCGTACAGTTCCTCCTTCTTATCAATGATCTTCTGGAACAGCTGCTGTATCAGTTCTGAATCCTTGGCCATAGCCTCGATCTGCTCATCAGTAAAGCCGAGTTTGTCCGAGGTGTCGGTACCATTCAGAAGATTGATCAGTTTCTGTGCATACTCAATGACATTCTCGATCTCCTTCTTTGACTGTGAGGTAGCATTCGAGAACACTGCCTGGAGCATTGCCGAACTGTCCTTGGCAGAATTCGATATCTCCTTATCCAGTTTGTCGAGTTCAGCGTTCTTTTGTCTCTTTGCCTCCGCTATGGCAGCATCGGCATCTTTGCCATTTATTGCCCCGGATGCTTTCTTTGCTTCCAGTTCTGCGATGTCAGCATTGTACTTCTCCTCAATCGATATCCTGCGAGTTGCATAGTCCTGGTACTTGCCCAGAAGATCCGCTATATGATCATCGGTCTGCTTCTTTTCCCTCGCATTGATTTCAGCGACTTCTCTATCCCTCAATGCTCCGGCATTGGCTATCTGAAGATCATAATCGGCAGAGACCCTCTGCTTCTGTGCCGGATCAACCTTGTACCCGGCTTTCTCAAGTTCGTCGTAAATACGCAGGTATTCGGCTTTTTCAGCAAGGAGCCTTTCCTTTTCACGCTCGAAGGCAAGATCCGCCTCCGCACGCTCCCTTGCATAGCCTTCCTTCTCAAGTGCTATCACCTGATCCTCGACGGCACGTCTGGCAGCCAGTTCCAGTTCTCCGAGCCTTTCGGCATTACGTGCATTGATATCATCGATATTTCCGGAATTCGGTTTTTCGCCTGTAATGGCTGCCTTACGCTTCTCAAGCTCCTCAATCTGACCCATTATCAGACTATAGTCCTCATTGTTCGTGGTCTGCGACAGTTCTTTTCTCTTGGCTGCAATCGCATTCTCAATGTCTTTCAAAGAGCCATCAATAACAGCACCGATTCCGGCTGATTTGGTAAGTTCAAGCTCCTCATTGAAGAGAGTCTCAATCTCTGCGAAAATGGCATCACGTTCTGCCTTGGCATCCCGCAGTGCCTGCTGGCGGTGGTATTTACCGTTAGGCGAGTTCTTATAACTCTTATCTGACGAAAAGAAACGGTCCACCTTTCCACCATATCCCCACCAGGTGTCATAATCTGAATCGGTCTCACTCTCTATCTTATGGACCTTATCATCAGCCTCCAATGCCTTCTGCATAAGGCTTTCCTGCTTGGACTGGAGAAAGAGTACTCTGGTGTAAGCCTCTGCCTTTTCTGACAGTGTATCATACCATTGTGCCAATGTCTGGAAGTATCCGAAGGATTCCCCATACTTGCCGTTGAGCTCATCCACAAGCCTGCGTTCCTCCGTCCTGGTACCGTTGAACTCTTTTATCCGGTTCATTGTCTGGGTCATCTCGAACCTGGTCTTCGCTGCAACCTCTTGAGCTGACTTCTCGACCTCATAGGTCTTCTGCATTGATTCCCTAAGCTCATCGAGAGCAGTCTTTCCGACAAAGACCTCCTTCGCCCATTTAGCGATATCCTTACCGTACATCACAAGCAACATTATTCCAGTGGTGAGTGCGGTCTGCCAAGAGAAAAGAGACTTCACGATCTGTTTCCACACAGGGACACCTTTCTGTCCGGAAGCGATGAGGGCATCATACTCCTTCCTTGCCAGTGCGATGTTGTCAGCGAGTATCGGAAGGTTGTTGGATATCGCCAGAAAGAACATCTGCGGTCCCATCGCAAGAGACGGCATTTCACGGGCAATCTGCTGAATGCTCATGTGCAGTCCGTTGAACTGACGGGTCGCATTCGGAAGGCCTTTCGGCATTATAGGGGTATTCGGCATCGTCTTCCCGAAGTCCTCCACCTCGACCCCCATCTTCCTTAACTGGGCCTGGAGTTCCTCGATCTTATCCTGGAGTGCATCAAGCATTGCGATGTTCTCACTCTGATCCATCTTCGGATTCTCCTTGATCAAGGCGTGGAGTTTCTGATACTCCGCCATCAGCCCGTTCAGTAATGCCTGCATAGTCTGAACATCCTTTTCCGTTGCTGTGGCATCGGAACGGACTTCTGCAAAACCGGATTTGGTCTTGTTCCTCATAAGGTATTCTATCTCTACAGGCTTCATCGTATATTATTGTTTGTTCTGTTGTTTCAACTTTGATTGGAAATAACCCGACAGTGTGCCTCCTTTCCAACGGCCACCGCCCTTGTTTCCGTTTTTCTTCACATATCGTGGAGCATCCGCAAGCATCAGTCTCAATGCTATGTAATTCACACCCCAAAGGATGTAATGAACACTCCATCCGGTGGCAGCTGCAATCTGCCATACTATGCCGAAGGGGCTATGGGAACCCTCATATACGGTCTTTAACTCCCCTTTCTTTTTTGGCTCAGACTCAGCTTCATCGGATTCATCATTTCTGCTGAGTTGATAATAATCGAAAAAGACTTTGTCTTGAGCAGCGAAAGCAACTGCATCGAAGACCCGAACAGGAACCTGTCATCACACAGGCATCTCATCAGGAACGCCAGCGGTCTTGAGAACAGCCATCCCGAAACAGCTCCTCGGCATACCGCCAAGGCCAACATCCTTGATACCGTCACCCCGTGCTTGGCGATGAATGTCAGTTCCTCATCAACTGTCGAGAACTCCTCCATCTCCTCATAGGACACGCCCATCTCAAGATAAAGTTTCGTGATCCTGATCTGGGTACCGAGGCAAGGACGACGCATCGTCAGCCTGACAGTCTTTTTGATGAACGGTATCTTGAAAAAAGGCAGCGAGATTCCCACATCCAGCAGGGCATCCGCTGCCTCAATCTGCACATTACGATTCTTGATCATAACAATTAACCTTCAGTGACAGCATCAGCATCGCCCATTGAATAAGGAGAACTTCCATCCTCCGGAGCGAGTACTGTCATCTTGCAGTGGATCTTGAATACGTCTGAGTAGCCGAACTTACCTCTCGGGTAAGCAATCAGTTTGACCTTCTTGAATACCACCTCGGTACCATCAGCCGACTTGATGGTTGCTGTATCCTCGAGGAAGATCTTCTTTGAAGGGGCATCCCACTTCTTGCCGTCCGCTGAAGCTGTACCGCCCATCACCTGAGCAAGGTTCTCCGGCTTCAACTGGATAAGGTCGAACTCCAACACATCGGTTCCCGGGCTGTCAATGATCTCGGTGACAGGTGCAGCCCTCTTCTGCGCTGCCCACACCTTGACCGTAGACGGTTCATCACCGCCCCAGTCGATGGAGTCATTACTGATGTCTCCGATTGCCTTGCCTCCAAAAAGGAGGGCGTCTAATCCATGTATGTATTCCATTACACAATCGTTTTAATGAGTGAAACAATCTTGCTTATGATAGTGGTCTTATCGACCAGATAAAAGCCTCCTATGCCTATAAAAAGCCCAAAAAGAAGACCTTTCCAGAATCGCCCGGAGGGCGGTTTGTTCGTCTCGGATGTCGCAGTCAGAATTTCGGTCTGATTATTCTCCATCTGACGGGCTATCCAGTTTTGAACGGTATTATCATAGGTATTGAGTGCATTTTGAAGGGAATCGATCTCTTTCCGTTGTCGGAACACCACCCGTTCATAGTATTCGCACTTTCTCGCCACACTGTCACATCGGGCAGAGACAATCACATTATCGCCCTGTTTCGTCAATTCTACGGATGCACGCCCGGACTGGGAACTGAACTTCGCCCCGTCGGGCAGGTCAGCGATGCTCTGTGTCGGTATCAGGGTCTGTGCCGAGTCCTGAGGTATCACCTCCGCCTCCACCTTGTGGAAGACCATCGAATCCACAGTCTCCTGGAGTACCGTCTTCGCCTGGAATCCCAGAGCGGTTGAGTCGTGATACTCTGCCTGTACGGCCACCTGTTCCGTTACTTGTGCTGCGTTTGCCTCTGTGCTTTCTGCCACCTTCCGGCTCGGTCCGCAAGAGATCAGCAGCAGGCTGAACATGAGCAGCAGGAGAGGTACGCCTCTTATTCTGTTTGTCATTGGTATTTGGTTTTAATTGGTTTTTTAACTCTTCGACAGTCCTTGTAAGGGTGTCGATCTTCTGCTCCATTACGGCCTGGTTCGCCAAGAGCTTTGCATTGTCCGCCTTGAGGATGATATTCTCTTCAAGAACCTTGGTGTACTTCTCGGTCAGCAGGTCAATGGACTTCTGCAACTCAGCGAGGAAGTCATTGTTACGCTGTCTGCGTGAAGCGAACCATGTGACCACAGAGCCGAGAAAACCGCCCGGAAGCGCAAACGTCAGAAAGTTTAATAGGAAGTCCATTGTCTTACTGATTTAATCCGTTAAACACCTATCTGCTTGAGAAAGGCCGGTACATCAAACGAAGGGCAGTCCTTGCCTGCAAGTGCATTGTGCCCAACAATCCTGACTGAGGGATGCTTTTTGTGGAAGTCGAGAACATAGGCTTTCAGAGCCTCCTTCTGTTGATCCGTCCTCGTGTCCTTCGCTGTCTTGCCGTCCTTTGCCACACCACCGACATATACGATATGCCTTGATCTGGAATTGTAGCCTTTTGCACCGTTGGTCACTTCCCAAGGATCCACGTTGTTGTCCTCATTGTTGTCCACTAACCTTTCCACCGATCCGTCCAGATGGATGATGTCTGTGTACCCGACCTGTTTCCATCCTCTGCCTCCCTTTGAAACCGGGGCGGTATGCCACCTGCGGATGTCATCCGCCGATACTTCACGCCCCGGAGGGGTGGCAGTACAATGAATCACTAAAAACTCAAGCCTGGCCATACTTTACTCCTGGTCTGAACCCTGCTCTCCGTCCTCATCAGACTCCGAGCCACCATCAGGGGCAGCACCGGCAGCACCCTCGGCAGGATCCTTTACAGTCTCCTTCTTTGAGCCCTTGCCCTTGCCACTCTGGGTTGTGGTCTTTCCCTTTGCAGGTTCCTGTACTGGCTCATCCACGAAATCGCAGATGTCTCTTGAAACAAGGTTCGCAGCCCTCTTGTGGTCAGCGACCTCGATGATCTGACCGACCTTATACATGGTCTTGTGGTCATTCTTGTCACGGAATTCAACTAATACCTTAAGTTTCATTGTCTTGTTGTTTTAGAGATTTAACCTTCGATTACTCCGCTTGCGTCGAAGATGGTGATAGCCTCATCCCAAGCGATCTGGGTGTCAGCCTTCATAAGCATCTTCACAAAGAGGAGTTCGCTTGCTGCGGACACCTTATCCACAAGGATGCAGTCATAGTCGTTCAGGAGATTGACAGCTGCATAGAGGTTGGTCTTGTTCTCATCGAGAGAACAGAGAGTTCCTACGATAAGACCCTCAGGCCAGCCTGTGAGACCAACGACACGATGGCCCTTGAATCTCTCGGCATTCTTCTCTGTAGGATCCTTGCCCTTGGCAACCTGATCGGCAAGTTCGTCGTCATAGGCATCAGCATCAGCCTTCGACATAAGGAATGTGAACTCCGCCTTATCACGGATAGTCGGGTCAGTTCCCTTGTACACGGCACGCAGACGCTTGATCTGCGAAGTCTCCGCACAGTCCACCTTCACGGTGTTTGCAGCAGCTTTGATACGGGTGAGGATACCGTCGAAATACTGACCTTCCTCATCACCCTTCACGCCGTTGATGAACTCAAGACCGATCTCTGAACCTGCCTGAGTAAGTACGGCCTGGAGAATCTGAGTCTGAACCTCCGCAGGGAGTTCCTCAAAGACCATGTTTCCGACAGGCTGGTACTTTCTCCAGAAATGCTCAAAGCGAGCCGGGTTGAACTCGAAATAGACCATGATGTCCTGTGTGGCAAGCACACGCTCATCGACGTTTAATGTTCCCTTAGAGTTGGCAGATGTAGGATTTGCCTTTCTCTTCTGAAGGAGTTTTCCGAGCTGGAGCCTTGGAATGGCGAAAGTGTCCTTCACGCCCACATAGATGTGGACAAGGCCTTTCTCAAACAGCTCGTTTCCGGTGGCAGCCTGAACAAGCAATGTGTTCGCAACCTCGCCACCATACCTGGTTGTAATTACTGGGTTTGGCATACGTTTGATTGTTTAAGTTGTTAAAGTTTTGCCGTTACTTCGATTTCCCTCTCGTGCATAAGTTCCGCTACGGTCTTGACACGATCCTGCTCCGGAGTCTTTCCGGAATTGAATGAAGGGACTCTTTTCTTTGGCTTGAGAGAGTTGAGTATCTCACGAGCCGATTCAGGATTGGAATGAAGGAGGTTCACGAAGTGCTCCTTCTGGTTCTCGCCGATCCTGCCGTCCTGAACGGCAGCCTCGACCTCCGCAGTGATTGCAGCATCCTTAGCCTTCTTATCGGCTTCCTGATAGTTCTTGACCTGCTCCTTGAGAGAGTCGTTCTCCTGCTGGAGTTTGTCAGCCTTCTCAGCCTTAGCTACGACCTCGCCTAACTTGGTCATCACTGCTGCTTCGTCCGCACACTTGGCGAACGCAGCCATTGTCTGAATTCGTTTGATCATTTGAGTATTGTTTTTATGTGAAACATTGAGTGCTTCGAGATAAGAGGTTGTGAAGTGTTCGCATTTCTGCTCCGGAGTAAGTGAGGAATCGACACTTATCTCAAGATCGTCGTATATCTCATCGGCAAAGCCCAGCCTTACCGCCTCCTCAGCATCTATCCAGTGATCCTGCCCGTCCATATAGGTAGCCTTGATCTCATCGACGGACATTCCTGTACGCTTTGAATAGATATCGCAAAGGATGTTCTCGATCTGCTCAAGATGGCTCGTGTAGTCCTTCAGGTTGTCGGCATTGCCGAAAGCCATACCCATAGGTCTGTGAATCATCAGCTGGGCATATCTGCTCATTTTCACCTCACGGCCACAGGCTGCTATGAATGAGGCTGCACTGGCAGCAATGCAGTCGATGTATATGATGACATCAGACTTGATGCTACGAATGGCATTAAAGATCGCTATCGCTGTGGCGACCTCTCCACCGACGGAGTTTATACGAAGATTGATCCTGGAGTACTGCTTGGCTGCCTCCATAAGTTGCACGACTGTTTCCTTTGCTGTGACATCAGCATAGGAGCCGATCTCACCGTAAAGGAGAATGGTGCAGCTGCCTCCTCCAGCATCAGGTATGACATTAAAAATGTTGTTCATTTCGCTTTCAGTTTTCCGCAAAATTGAGGTGCTTTTTCGCCCTCTGCAAATCGGGATTTTATGATACAGCTTTATAACGGCATCATGCGGTTTTAAGACGGCATGATGTCTTTCCGATTTGCCTACGACCTTCTTAAAGGTCAATTTTGTGGAAAACAAAGGACGCAGATATGGCAAAAATGGACAGCAAAAAAATGAGACAGTGGGCACTGTCAATGTACCTGAACGAGAACCGTACTCAGGAAGAGATTGCAGAAGCCTGCGGTGTGGCACGTGGTACCATCGTGAGGTGGGCCAAGGCCGACAAATGGAAGGAACACAAGGCTGCGAAGATGATGACCCACGAGGAAATGATCAACAACTGGAAAGAGCAGCTTATCGAGATCAATGACAACATCGCCAGCAGGGAGCCGGGCAAACGCTTCGCCACCCCTTCCGAAAGCGATACCATCAACAAACTCTCAAGTGCGATCAACAAACTACAGACAGAGCTCGGAATCAGCGAAGCCGTCAGCACGGCACAGAGGTTCATCGCCTGGCTCCGTCCTGTGGACCTTGAGAAATGCAAGGAGTTCACAAGGCTCTTTGATGTCTTCTTAAAATCACTCATGTAATATGAAGACGGCAGACAAAATAGCCCTGAAACAGTGGGATAAACTCAAGGAGTCCATATACAAGGACACGGCCATCGACGAATCCCTGAGCCCGGCAGAGATCGAGAAGATGCGTATCGACCTCGAAAAGGATCCTATCAGATGGATAAAGTACTTTTTCCCGACATACGCAAAGGCAGAATTCGCCCCTTTCCAGATCAAGGCAATCAAGCGAATCATCAACAATCCGGAATGGTTCGAGGTCCTTTCCTGGTCACGTGAGCTGGCTAAGAGTACCATCGTGATGTTCTGTGTCTTCTATCTCGTTCTGGTGAAAGGCAAGAGGAACGTCATACTCGCAGCTGCCACGCAGAAGGCTGCTGCCCGACTGCTGGCCCCTTATATGATCAATTTCGAGAGCAACCGACGACTCATCCAGATGTACGGGGAGCAGGTCTCATATGGAGAATGGGCTGAACTGGAGTTCAAGACAAAGGGAGGAGTCACATTCCTCGGCATCGGTGCCGGTGATGCTCCTCGAGGTGCCAGGAATGAAGCGATCCGTCCGGATATCCTGCTCTTGGACGACTTCGACACAGATGAGGATTGCCGTAATCCTGATGTCCTCGATAAAAAATGGGACTGGTGGATGAAGGCACTTTATCCTACCCGTTCAACCTCAGAACCGACTACCATCATCTTCTGCGGAAACATCATCGCCGAGGACTGCTGCATCAAGAGGGCCGGAGACTATGCCGACCACTGGGATATCGTGAACATCAGGGATGAGAACGGAGTCAGCACCTGGAAAAAGAACACCGAGGAAATGATTGACCGTGTCCTCTCCCTGATCAGCACGAAGGCAGCACAGGGAGAGTACTTCAACAACCCTGTATCAGAAGGCAGGATCTTCACGGAAACGAAACTCGGCAGGATCCCGAAACTGAGCCGGTTCCCGTTCCTGGTCATCTATGCCGACCCTACACAGTCGGAAGCCAAAGGTACCGCAAAGAATAAGAAAGGATCACTCAAGGCAGTCTGGCTCTGCGGAAAGATTGAACGCACCCTGTACGTCATCAAGGGATTCCTCGGCAAGATGACCACAGAAGAGTTCGTCACCCATTTCTTTACCCTGTGGCAGTATGCCAAGGAACACGGGTGCCCGAATGTCTATGCCGTTCAGGAGAACAACTCACTCCAGGATCCATTCTTCCAGCAGGTGTTCCGTCCGGCTGTGGCAAAGAAGAGCCGGGAGACAGGCATCGCCCTTTCCGTCACCCCTGACGAAAAGAAAAAGACCGATAAAGCCGTGCGTATCGAAGCGAACCTTGAACCGTTGAACCGTGAAGGCTTCCTTGTATTCAACGAAGCGGAAAAGGATGACCCGAACATGAAACTCCTCCGTGAAGAGTTCCTATTCTTTGATATGGCCTTAAACTTCCACGCCGACGGTGCGGACTGCATCGAAGGTGCAAACCGATACATCGACGATAAGATCAGCGAACTCCAGCCGATGATCTGCACGTCACGCAGCACAATGTCAAAACGCAACAAACACAGACAGTAAATCATGGCAGCATTCATCAACCCGGAAGACTATGACGCTTCCATCCACAAAGAAATCCTCGATGCGGTCACACGCAACGATGCACAGATAATCGAGATATGCGAAGACCGTGCGATCTCGGAAATGAAAGGATACCTGTCGGCAAAGTTCGACTGTGAGAAGATCTTCTCCGCCACCGGAGAGGCACGTCACCAGCTGGTCCTTATGATGGCCATCGACATTGCCATCTATCACCTTTTCTGCATACACAACCCTCGAAACATATCAGAGATAAGGGTCGAACGCTACAAGAGGGCGATAGAATGGTGCAAGCAGGTCAGGAGCGGAGAGGTGAACCCTCAGGATCTCCCACTGCTCGAGCAGGAAGTCCGGGAGGCATCCGCAGGAATACAGGTCAGAAGCAACCCCAAACGAAACAACTTTTTTTAAGATATGGCAAGGACAAAAAAGAAACACAGAAAGATCGTATCCGGAGGACAGGTGAACCGCCTGCCGGATCAGACAATCATACTCCAGCCACCACATCGTGGAGGACTGGATGTCTCGTACTATATGAACAGCATTCGCAGTGCCGAACATATAGACTTCCCACGCAGAAGCAAACTCATCGACCTGTATGAGGATGTCAGGATAGACTCACACCTCTTTGCAGTACTCCGCAAGCAGAAGGCAGCGATCCTCTCATCTGAAATCCAGTTCACCCGTGACGGTGATGTCGATGAGAAGGTACAAGAACATATCGAATCCCCTTGGTTCAGGAGATTCATTTCAGACATCATCGACGATGCTTGGATAGGTGTCGGCGGTTCTCTCTTCCAGTTCTACCGTGATGAGAAAGGCTGGATCAACTATGAACTCGTGGACCGCAAGCACGTGGACGCTGACAAGAGGATGATCATCACCCATCAGGAAGGTATGATCGGGGAAAGCTGGGATGAATTCGGTGACCTCCTCTATATCGGAAGCCCTCGGCAGATCGGTGATCTCGCTGTCGCAGCCTTCTGGGTGATCCTCAAGAGGAACAATGTCGCAGACTGGGCAGAACTCGCTGAAATCTTCGGAAGGCCTATCAGGGAGGGCGTTTACAACGCCTGGGATGAGAAGGCAAGGGAGAAACTCATCGAGGATATCTACAATATGGGCGGTGCAGGTGTAATCGTGCATCCGGACGGCACAAAGATAAACCTCATCAAGGCTGACAACGCAAGCGGAAGCGGTGACCTCTATGAGAAGTTCTCGACATTCTGCAACAATGAGATATCGAAGGCCGTAAACGGAAACACCCTCACCACCGAAGCCGGGGACAAAGGCACTCAGGCACTCGGTACCGTACAGAAAGACGGTGAGAAGGACATCATCTTCTTTATCCAGCAGAGGATCCTTGACATCCTGAACTATGAGGTTACGGATGTCTTCCAGGCAATGGGCATCAACACCGACGGAGGCAAGTTCTCATTCGTTCCTGAAAAGAACAAGGACCTCACTGCCAGGATTGCCATCGACTGCAAACTCAAGAATGAAATAGGACTCATCATCGATGATGATTACTTCTATGAAGAGTACGGTATCCCGAAGCCTGACAACTACGAGCAGCTGAAGGCTCAACAGGAAGAGGCAAAGAAGGCAGCAGCACAGGCACTTGAGAAAAAGCCAGCGAAAGTTCCTGCCGAAGATTCCGATGAGGAACAGGACGACGAGCCTGACGATGATTCTGATGACACACCGGATGAACCGAAGCCGTCAAAGAAAAAGCAGAAGGGAATCATCAACGCCTTACGCAGTTTTTTCTCGGCAGCCCCGGAGAGCGACGGGGCGGATTTAGACTGGTAGTGGATTCGCTTTACAGAAACGCAGCAGAAACGCCCGTAGAGGCTCCGTTTGTTTTCGACAGCCACATACTCGCAGAGGCTCTCAAAAACCTCTATAAACGCAAATATGACCCCAAAAAAGAGATAGATCCGCTTCTGTTCTCGGAAATCTCCCGTATATTGGGCAAGGCAGTCGATGAAGGCTTTGGAAATTCCGACATCGAGGATGAATTCATTCGCCAGCTCAAGAGCAGCACCGAAGTATTCTCTGCGTTCAAGACCCACCGCATGGGGCGTGATATGGCAGCAAAACTCCTCGATGACAAAGGACAATTGAAGTCCTACCGTCAGTTCCAGAAGGATGTCCTGCCTATCGCAAGCCACCACATCGACAACTGGCTCAAGACGGAGTACAACACCGCCGTACGGAGGGCACACCTCGCTGCCGACTTTGAACGCTACAAGAGGAATGCGGACATACTGCCTAACCTCCGATGGGAGCCTTCGACATCCGTAAACAAGCGAGAACTGCATATCCCGTTCTATGACAGGGTCTGGGCGATTGACGACCCTTTCTGGGCAGACAACTTCCCCGGCTCACTGTGGAACTGCAAATGCGGTATCTCTCCGACGGATGATCCGCTGACGGACAACTCGGACATCATCACCCTCGATGTCAAGCCTCACAAGGGACTTGACGGGAACCCTGCCGTCACTGGGCAGATATTCTCCGATGATCATCCGTACCACCCGACCGACTGCCGGCACTGTCCTTTCGGAAAGGTCAAGCCTCTTCAGATCATCAACGTCAAAAAGGACTGCCACAACTGCGGGAAGATCCAGGCGGTCATTCAGGATGCAGAGGAGAAAGCAAAGCAGAGGCGTAAGGATCTGATGAAGTTGCATTACCTCAAGGTGAAGGATAAAATCTTGAACCAGTATGGGTTCAATAGTGTCATAACTATCCCTGTAGGTTCGCAGCATTGTACAGGTCAGTTGAAACTAACCCCAGAAAGTCTGAAACTCTGTCTGAGAGGATATGCTCATACCCGAAATATCGACAGTAAGTATTGCCTTCTGAAGGCCATTCAGAACCCGGGCAAACTTCGCCACAGAAACTATGAAGCATTGGGTGCCAGGAAAGACCTATCAGACCCGATTGATGCACAGAATGTCAAAAGGAAAGCCGATAGGGGCGTAACCGGATATAACTTCTATGAATTCGACTATAAGGGTAAAACCTGGATTCTCGGATTCGAGGTAATCAAGGGTGAATATGAGCAGCCTTACTTCGTGGCTCTGAAATAAAAAACTCTCACGGACTTCTGGGATGATAGACCCTGCCGTGAGAGTAATTTTCGGATGTTTACAAAAGTTACGAGCCGAAGCCCCTAACCCATCCGACTGCAAATATACAGTTTTATTTTTAATTACAAACAAAATGCCTTAAAATGGACTTCAAACAGTTTACAAAGGAAATCGAAAAGCACGAGAAGGAGATAGACACCCTTGCCCGTAGGAGATTCCCTGCAAAGGTCGCAGCCAAGGCAGAAAGACACTACAGGGGTAACTTCAGCAGAGGCGGTTTCCTGAATAACGGTCATCATCCCTGGAAGACCACAAAACGGCAGATGTCCGGAGGTGAAGATGCAGCATCGAAGTATGGTCCTCTGCTCTCCGGAAGAGAACACCTCAGGAGCAGCGTCATAGGGGAATCAATGCCTTACAGGGCAAGAGTCTATAACAGGGTACCATACGCTGCCATCCATAACTTCGGAGGTACATTCACCATCCATCCTGCCGTCACACCAAAGATGAGACGGTTCGGCTGGGCGAAGTACCGGGAAGCCGGAGGAAAGGACAACCCCGAAGCATCGGGCAGATGGAAGGCTCTTGCTCTGACCAAAAAGGCAAGACTCGACATCAACATCACCATCCCACAGCGTCAGTTCATAGGCAGGAGTGCAGAACTCGAAGCCGGAATCTGGGATGATCTTGACAAGGAACTTGAAAACATTTTGAACAAATAATGGAAAGCATCAAACTCGCAATTCTCAGACGTATTCAGGAGAATATGCCTGACATCAGGACAATCGACGAAGACTACGGACAACTGGAATACCCGTCAGACCAGTACCCGATATTTTTCCCAGCTGTATTCATCAGCATCGATGAGACCGAATGGGAGACCCTCGGCAGTATGTCGCCACTGGTTCAGAACGGCACAAGGACAGTCACCCTGAAACTCGCATTCGACTGTTACCACGACACGCACGCAGGATCCACAACTGAACACTTCATAGAAGAGAGGGAAACAAAGGCGAAGGAACTCTTCAGCCTGGTTCAGAACTGGAAAGTCAAGAAAGGAATGAGCCCGTTCTGCCGGATCAAGGATAAGGAATATCCGCTTGGCGGTGGTGTCAAGGTCTATGAGATAACATTCAGAGCCATCGACAACACATTTGAACGCTAATCGAACAGGGACAACTGCTGTGCCGTCAGTCTCGGTACCTTGATCTTCGGCTTCGGCTTTATGCCCTCCTCAGGATGCTCCTTGCTATACTGTCTCAAGATGGTCATAATGCGGTCCTCCGACAGAAAGAACTCCTGCTGCGAAAGGATCTTGATAGCATCATCGAAACGAAGACGCTGTACCTCCGTCCAATAATACCAACGCTGGCACAGTTTCTTGTTCCTTTCCTTGATTAACTCCTTGTTTCGACCTCGAGACATTTACAGACATTGTTACAGATCAACAATATGCAAAGGTAGGGAGAACGCACCTGCAATCTCCCTACCTTATTAAAAATTAACAAAAGCACTATTCTCCGGCCATCTTCCTTGCCGTCTCAAAGTCCGGCTGCATATTGTGCAGCAGGTCTGCCAAGTGATAAAGCCCCTCATCCGGAATGTTCGCACTGGTCATTATGCTGAACACGTATGCAATCTCGCTCTGGAGTGCAAGGTAATTCTCCACCGGACATCCTCCGGTCTTGACCGATATCGTGAATCCGTCCTTATCAAACCGCACCATTTCCGCACCTCCTTTCCTTGATCACAAGTTTCACTTCCTGAGATTCCCGGAGCAACTGCCGGAAGTCGGCCATCAGTTCCTCCCGGCGTTCCTGGTTCCTGACCTCACGGATATCCGCATACAACTGGAACAGGTCGCCCTCGCTCACGAGGTAACGCTTCCTGAACTGGTTTCTCTTTCCCATATCACTGTCCTCCTACATAGGCAAAGACAACTGACTGACCGTAATCGCCAGGACTGGCTGGAGTCCTGCAACCTCCTTCCTCATCAGGAAGGTCCGTCTTGAGACAGACATCAGCCTGCACATCTCTTCGCTGGCAAAGAGCAAACGCCCTATCTTGACGAACTGACCCGGATATCGGTCTCTCCTGTCATAGATGGATCCACTTTTGTAGCCGAGCTTCACGGCCATCTCGTGGAACGGATACATCTTCCGGTCATTCACGATCTGGAAAGACACATCCGGAAGGGCTGCGTATGATCCTGTCCTCCGCAGTTCCGGCAGCACCTCTGATGTCACCCACTTCCGGAACGCCTTTGCCTCCGGCTTGCGTGATTGGAAGATCAGATGATAAAGTCCGGATTCATTGACCAGCCACATCTTGCGACCTTGACCTGACGTAACTATTAGATACGTCAGCCTCTCATCAGAATCAAGAGCATTGACCGCCTTTCGGCTGTTGATCAAGGACAATACATCGCATACATCTTTTGCGATAAAGTAAGGAGTACCATCGAGGACGATTGTCCTGACTTGAGTACCTCTGAATGTGTACTCGTTTGGCAGTAAGGTGCCAGCTTCATTCTTAGTGTTCTGCATAACTGTAAGAATTGAGTTGGTTATAAAAAAAAGAGCCTCCGTGCTGCAGAACACATACACGCGAGGCATACCAGTTACCGTTCCAAACGGCTCACGAAGGCTCAACTTTCTTAAGATGGCCTCGCATTAAGTGTATTTGTTCTGCGAGGGCAAATGTAAGAATAATTTTCAAATAACTATCAATCCGCTTCCGGAAAGACTATTTTCCGCAGTTCTGCCTCATTGGAGCAATAGCCCATAAAGCACCGCATACCATATTCGAGGGCAGGTAGATCAAACTTTTCAAGGCTGCCGTGAAAGCGGTACTTTTCAAAGCATACCGGGCATTCCATCACAACCTGCAAACCCTCCGGAGTATCGCACCAGCCAATCATCTTCGGGCTCTTCTGAAAGGAAGCGAAGCCGGACTTCCCACAAGGGCAAGCCAAATCGCCAGCATAAGGTATCGATTCCCACTGTGGAATCTTCGGCAAGGTTTCAACTAATGCCCCCATATATTCTTTTCGTTTTGGTTGGAACTACCGCCCTGCACTCAAGAGGGCGGTAATTGATTATTCGAAGATTTTAAGGCATTTCTTTGCCTCTTGCAACTCCCCCTCGACAATATCCTTGAGAATATCTCTCAATTCGGCTATATCTGTGTAAGAGAAAGATATCATCTTGGCATGAGACGATATGGGTAAACTCCTGCCTCTAACAGCCTGCACCCTTTCAAGTAATTCCTCATATTTTTTGATTTTGGCTTTATAATGTTGTATGGTGTCCATATCAAAGTGCTGCTATCTGTCTTTCGAGATCAATCTTGTAATCGGATATTGCCTTGGTAATGTACGGTGCAAATCCGTTTCCGAAGCAAACTATCACATCATCGGGATCATCCTTTTCGGTCAGTTTTACAGCGACCTTAACCTTGCGTTTCTCCAGCAGTTCCAGAGTGCCCTTGATGATTCCGTACTCCTGGGCTATATTCTTTGCCTTTTCGATGTTCTTGAGTTTCATACTTAATCCTCCAGTCCGTATCCTTCAGACATTACTTTCAAATCCCCTGACAACTCCTCGAGAATGTCTCGAGCCTGATCTCCCGGAAGATCCTTGATCTGTTCAAGGATGTACTCCTCTAATTCTGTAACTTTCTTTCCCATACTATATTGATTTAATAAAACAGTTGCTTACACCTTTTAGGGTTATTTTCATTTTGAAGTCTTCGGCATTTATCCTTCTGCCCACCTGATCAAGCGAATTTTGCAAGGCTTCCGTGAACATCTTTCGGGCGCACTCCTCGACTCTTACCTTCGTGAACTTTGACTTTTCGGTTTCTTTTACGATAGTGCCGGTCATTGTGAATGTCTGAATACCCGGGTGCCTAAACTGGCATTTGACTATATATGCATTATATCCCATAATGTTATCCCTCAATAAAGCCCATTTTCATAAGTAATTCATCGTACCTGGCTTTGGCCTGCTCAAGGCTGTCATACTTCTCGTAAATTCGCCATGCCTGGTTAGAATACCACTTCTTGATTCGCTTTGTATCGTTCTCAAGTCTGATGATCGTGAGGCCTGCTGCCACCAGTTTGTCGTTCCGGTTCCGGTCTGTTTCGTTGGTTACGACTGTCATTTTGTCTTTCAGGAGCACTGCCAGTTCCCTGAGCATTGCAGCGTTAGACTTGTGTACTGACACCTTTTCCCAATCCAGGCGTGCACCGCCTCTGAGCCTAACTGCCTCCGTCAGCTTGTAAATGACTGGGGCAGGATGGCTCACGGTCCTCAGAACCGTGAAGCCATACTTAAACAGTTTATATTCGTTCGGTATCATTCTATATCCATTCTTGAGAGAGACAAAGGAACCGAATGCTTGACCCCGTTATCATCCTTGTAGATGAGGGAAATGAACTGGCTCGTTTCAGTCGGACGGTATGCAGCCTTGATGATTGCCACGCCCTCAAGGAAAAGAGGGTCGCCGAACCGCTGAGCGTGCTGCTCGAGAGTGAGCAGTGCATTTGCCTTGAGGTTTCCTTTCTTATCCCTCTTGAGAAGTTCCATCAGAAGTTCATACATCTTGGCTCCGGCTTCATCCTTTGCCAATGTCTTCATATACTCCTTGATCTTGGAGATTCCGGACTCCACCGTATCATCCCAGCCGTCCACTGTGCGATATCCCAGAGACAGGGTCAGTTTTCCGTCCGAAGTGGTGAAGGTGTTGCTATGACGATCCACCTTGGTGTCGTACAGTGACTCCTTCATGTCGATGATCGCATTTGCCTCCGAGAATACCAGGTTCTTTGCCTCTGCCAGTTTGTCGCTCAATGGCTGGAGAATGCCATACATCTTTCTTACGAACTCATCAACGGAATCCTTATAAGCGTTGATGTCATCCTCACGTTTCTGTTTCTCGGCACGTTTCTTTGCCTCAATCCTGGCCTCAAGTTCAGCCAGCTCAGATGCTGATAATTTGTCTAAATCCATAATGTTTTGTATTAAAGTGTTTCACTTACCAATTCAAATTCTATCGCCCACACAAGGGGATTCTTAAGGCATATCTTCCTGCCCTCTATGTTCATTATCAGGCTTCGGAAGGCTCTCTGCAAGGAGTCAAAGCAGTATTCCTTATCCCTCCAGTCCACATAATAGAACCGCTTGTTATTCTTGACAAACCTCGGGGACATTATCATTATTCCCTCCTTGAGGCATTCGTCATCGTGGATATCCTTCAGTCTTGTAGCCTTGACCGCAAGGATCCTGATCTGGACGGGCATCAGTTCTGCCTTGACGAACATCTTGTTTCCCCATCCGGCCGTCTGCTCGGCAAAGTCCTTCTTATGAGCCTTTGCCACCTTTGCCCTGTACTCAGCCCTTTCCGACGGGCTAATGCGTTTCTCTGCCTTGCTGTAGGACATCGCCACTGCCACGATCTCACCGACCTTAAAAGGGCAAGCCTTGGCAAGCTGCTCCATCCTGTAGGCTTCCGTCGCCTTTTCAATGCCCTGCTCAATCAACACCTTTTCCGGGATGATCCGTCGGGTCATTGTCTTTTCTCCTTCCTCGACTGCTGCCGTCAGGAGGAATTCATCGTTAAACATCAGTTTCTGCATAATATCTTGAGTTTATATAGTCTGTAAAAAAGGCAGGGGCAACACAGGAAAAACCTGCCTGAAATGACCTGACCCTGCTTGCTAATCAGGTCGATATGTAAAAGAACTTATCCTGGTTGCATTGGCTATAATGTCTAACATCTATACTACGCTTCACAGCGTTTTGGGGATGGGCGGAGAATCGAACTCCGCTGATCCGCAAGTAACATTTGAAAAATGGAGTATAAATCTGTTAAGGAACACTTGCGGACTACCATACCACCCGTCTCACTTTACTGCTTCATATCACACCTCCTTTGTAGTCTCTTAAACTTTATGAATTCGTCCAGAACCCAGTATGTTATTGCTTGCATTTGCAGTTACACAGAGGCACCTCGATCTTGTATATGCAGTCTCCTGACCTTGTGGTCGTGCAGGTAATCTCCATACATTCAGCCGACTGTGTCAGAGCCTCTCTCAAGCCTTCGTAAAGTTTCGCCAGCACGATTCTTTCAAGTTCCTCATCGGTGTACAGGGCGATATCCTTCTTTGGCACTACCATATCGAAATAGACTGTGTTTCGGTAGGTACACTTCGCTGTCTCACATCCTACGAACCTCGACAGCAACTTGATGATTTTTCTGATAATCTTTTTCATATTAACTCTTGTATTGATTAGTGATCATTGAAATAGGGATTTGCAGTATCCACTGCCTCTGCTGCTGAACCTGTGGCTTCGGCTGCTCCGGCTGCTTCTTTGGTTTTCTCCGGATTGCCTCAAGTTTTGGAATAAGAGCCTTCAGTTCGTCGATGGTCAGAAGGGCAAACGGCTTTCCTGCTATGCGAGGGTTCTTGCAGAACTCATTGACCTTTTCCCAGTCCGTCGTGTCGACTCCGAGTTTCTGAATCCTGTGCAGGACATCCGAACGATGTGCTTTCAGTCTTGACTTGTGCTGATCCGGAGTTTCATTCGCCTTTCGTCCGGTCTGGAGACAGTCGCACATCTCATCGTATTCCTTCTGCTTCATTTCCTTCAGGGATGTTGTGCGTCCGTTGGTGAACTGCGATATCAGGGTCTCCTTGTGAACTTCGAGGTCTATGCCCTTGGCTTTGGCTATTGCATAGAATCTTGAGTAACTGTATTTTCTCTTTGCCATAGTGTTGTCTCCTTACTTGTGGTTATCATTTTACCCCCCCCAATACTTCTGAGCACCTTCCTCCCAGATTGTGCAGGATCCTTTCGGTCCGATAAATCTGCCTTTGCTGAAAGCCCTGTATCCCTCGACCCATATCTTGAGTCCGGCATCGTACATTATGGACTTCGCCGAACGTCCGGCTGGAACTCTACCGTCGCAGTGGCTGATTATGATGATGAGCTTGTTCTTGTGCCTTTCCTTAAAAGCGAGATACTGTCTGTAATTCATCTGGCAGTACTGGATCGAGTCCAGAAGGGCGAAGTCCCAGGAGCGAGGCTTTGACCATTTGCGTTCAAACTCATCCCAATCCATACCGTTATCAAACTGGAGCTTGCTGCCACACTGTGCTGCGTTCAGCCTTACAAGGGTTTCCTGCATTGAAAGACTGATACCTTCCTCCTTCGACATATACAGACCTTTCAAGCCCTGCTTGCATAGTTCAATGCAGAATGATACTGCTGCCGAGGTCTTGCCATTGCCTGAATTCCCCCAAAAGAAGACAACCCCTGTACGATCTATCTCCCCGACGCAATCACCCCAAACTCCGCCCATTTTTATTGTCTTGTGCTTCACTTGAAGCACCTGTTTTGCTGATAAAGATCTTCCCATCTGAATAATGGTTTAAGCGGTTTTGAAGGGGTTTTATAACTTCTCTGAGGCAGATATCCTCTTCTGCTTGTGAATGGACTTCTTGACCCTGCGGAGGTCGAAATTCGCAGGCTTTGTATCCTTGAGAACTGCGTTGATGTCCTTATCCTCCGTCAGTCCGTTGTGCCGGCACAAAGCCACGACCTCATAATCAGTCACCGGGGAAATGTCTATGAACTTACGGCAGAACCTTGAGTGGAGTTCATCATATCCCTTTTTGTCGAGTCTCAGGCCTCTTTCCATCCTGCGTTTGATGTAAGGGGTCGAGAGGAACACCATACCGCACTTATCTTCCAGAGCATTGTAGAGGGAAATGTAATAATACATCACCGAGTCACGGAGTTTGTCAGCCTCATCGAAGATGAGCAGAGGACGCTCGATCTTGACCAGTTCGGTAGTGATTGCATTGAGTTTCTCACGGACTGTCAGGCCATCGGTGCGGATACCTATCTTCATAGCGAGTTCGCTGATGAAGTCCGACTTGTGCATATCCTCCGAGCAAGGTAGGACATAGACATTACGGTGGCTCTGGGCATAGAGGCTTGCTGCTGTTGTCTTGCCTATTCCGGCTGATCCGACAATCCAAGAGACGTTCTGATACCTCTGTGCATCCTCGAGGAATGTGCAGATATCCTGATACGCAGCTGTGCTGCAGAACTGCCATCCGTCCATCTTCTGGGATTCGATCTGTGCCTGAATCTTGCGGAACATCTGATCGCTTATGTTCTCGAAATTGCCGTTCAGAATGGCATTGATCGTTCCGAGGCTTACGCCCTTGAGAGAGTTCGCAGCCTTGGACTGACTGCCGTACCTTTTCACATAAGCGTCCAGTTTGGTCTTGATGACGATCTTTTCGTCATTTGTAAGCATCTGCTGTGTCATAATATAGAATGTTAATTGTTTATAGCCTGTTTAGTGCAGAGAGAGGATCATAATCGATATTGCTCAACTGCTTTGTATATTCCCCGATCTCGATTGGTTCCGTCGTCGGCTGGATTACTATCGTATCGGCAAGTCTCTCATATTCTCCACTGCTGACTGTCATCAGGGACGGGGTATGGAGTCCGTTCTGCTCCGGTGCGACACCATGCTCCATCTCAAGAGCGTAATTTTCGAGGTGCCTGCGTACCCTTTCCTCCTTGTTAGCCTGGTCTGCCTGCCTGATGAACGCCATATCTCCATCCTTCTGCTCCTGAATGTTTCGGTGGACTGTGATATAAGGATATGCCACTGTCTCGAAACGGTATCCCATAGCATTTTTCGTATATAGCAGCACACGGTCCATTGACTGAGGATCGAAGCGAGAATAAAACTCTCTGCCTGTGTTCTGGCTCCTCCATTCCATATCCGGCATACCGTCCTCGGTCAGTACCTCGTATGTGTATTTGCGTTTCTGGAACTGGATTGTAATGCCGTCGGAAGTGAACTTGCTCGGTTTGTCTGTCTGGATCCAGAAGAGTTCCACCATATCAAGCTCTGATACCGGTACCGCCTCAGGGTTGATGCTTGCCGAGTACAGATCAGCGTGTGCAGTCTCGAACTTGTAATGAGGCAGGGCATTCCATACTTTGCGAGCTTCGGCATAAGCAGTCACCAGTTCATCATAGGTATAGAGGGAATCCTTGTTTGCCTTGATGAAGTCTCTGTTTATCTTCCAAGCCTCTTTCGCAGAGATATTGCCTCCGGTAAATCTCCAGTCTCTTGAAAGCACCTCGTGCTGGAATCGTCCAAATGCGGACTCGATACTCTTTCCTGATGCGTTATATGGAGCGGTAGGGCGTGTAACCCGGCTGATGGAAGCAAAGAACTGCTGAGCGATCTTGCTGCGTTGTCCTCCCTGGTTATCCGTCACGATCTCATAAGGCTTGTGTCTTGAGTATTCAATCGCCATTCGGAAGGCATTAAACTGGGATTCAAAGTTCTCATTCTCGCAGATGCAGAATCCAAGGAACGTCTCACTGTAGGCATCCATAACCTCATATACGAATGCAGTCTTGACAACCAGCTTACCATTCTCATAAGCCTTGTAGAAAAGGTTGAGTTTTGTTCCGTCACCATACCAGAGGGAATCTCTCATAGAAGGCATCAGAGTCTTCTGCCTGCGGTCAAACAGTCTGTTTGCAGCCAGCTCACCATATACAGCATCGTACCACTGCGGTTTGACTTCCGGTCTCTCAAGGAACTGTGTCAGCGATGACAGAGAACTGAGGGGTTTCCAGCCTTTGGCCTCTGCTCTGCGGTTATATTCATCGAAGAGCTGCTTTGTGGTATATACAGGGGTTCTGCTCCTCCTTAAGGCGATGATCAGTCTGCCTGCCTCCTTTGTTATCTTGAGATTGTTATCATTGCAGAACTTGCCGGATACGAGGCAAGCATAACCCTCCTTGCTATATGTGCGGAGTTTGTCACGCAGCCTTGCGACATTCTTTGGCAAGGTATGACCGTAAACCTCACGGAGTTCCTCTGATACCGCCACAACATTTGACCATATTATAGGGGTGTTGTTGTTGCAGGCACGCCTCATTGCCTTCTGGGTATTCTGCATATCGAGCAGTGCATTCAGTACTCTTGCATTGATTGTATATTCCTGCTGTTTCAGCTCTGGCAGATGGCCTCCATTCGGAAGGATATACTCATTAAAGAAAGACTGAGCATCCAAGTCATACGGAAGTGATAGTTCCTCTTGCTTCATAGTCTTTTCAGGATCGCCGTATTTCGCTTCGAAGCGGATACGAATGTCTTCCGGCAGAGAAGCGTACTCAATGAGAGCCTTCTTGCCTCTGCATCCCCTCTGGAGGACTTTGAACCGCTTACGGGTAACTGACTTCTTGTAGTTACCTTCACTGATCACAGCCTCGCCATCGTCGGACCTTATCAGGTCCTCCATAGATACCGCTATTATTTTACCGAAATACTCCATTATACTTTGATTTGGTCCCGGAGAGGGATTCGAACCCCCGTCTTCTCGTCAGACATTCTACCGTTGAACTATCCGAGACTGCTCCGCCTGTGCTATCACCTACAGACTTCGCTTAGATCGCTATGACCTCAAGACCGCCTTCGCCCATCTGGAGGTCAAAACCTGCTGCGTGAAGATCCTTTGTGCAGCCTGGGCAGCACTGGTGAATATGGATCCTGAAATGTGTCTTTCCCATATCCCCGACAAAGCCGTTACGAGGGAAGTTGAGCATTATCTTCGTTGTGTGATGTTGAGCCAGGACTGCGATTGCCTGATTGAACTGCTCCGGTGTTAATCCTTGTACCATATCTTTACTGTTTATCTGTTTCTAACTCTTTGATAATCTGCATTGCGTTCTCGATTCCCTTGATTGCCTCCTTGATTCTTGAACCACGTCTTGAGATCTCACCTGCCTTTGACCAGAGATTGTCATACTCCATTTGTGTCTGCTGGTCAAGGTTCCAAAACTCCACATCACTGACAATCTCCCTCTGCCTTTCACGGATCTTCTCATATTCCTGTGAGACTTTCTCATACTCCCTGTGCAGTCTCTCAAGTGTAGCCTTCATATTACTCCTCCGTTAGTGAATCCGACAACTGCTGAGCCTTATATGTGAATCCTGTCCAATCAGACAATCTTGCATCATGGCACGTCGCCACCAAGTCCTTTTTGTGATAGAGTTGGATGATGCTTGACTGTACATGAACGACCAGCTTCACATCGTTTGAAAATTTCTGAACCATCCTGACAAGTTTACCGTCTTCCTTCTCGTATCGTGTCTCACAGTTAGGGATGAATGATTCAGTATCCGGATCATCAGACTTGGTAACGCCACCCATCCTGATTGCCTCTGCCCTTATCTGCTTGGCAAAGTCGCTCTTGGTAATAAAATTCAAGGCAGCCCAGACGGTAGGACTGGAAGTCTGGAACTTCTCCATCAAGGTTTTCTTAAATCCGATTGGAATTTCAATGCGCTTCATACTTATATGATTTCTAAAATTATTTCCTACTTTTGTAATCTTAATCGGTGGTAAGTCGGTGCAAATATAGTACGCAAAAGCGAATATCCAAAACTTTTTGCGAATTATTTACGCATTTACGAACATTAAGGGCTATAATGGACATAAATAAGAGATTTGAAAAGGTCATAGAGACCTTATTCAAGGGCAATAAGAGAGCATTTGCCCGAACTATCGGAGTGGCAGCCACTGTGGTAGAGAACATTGTCGGTACCAGGCAAGGCAAGCCTTCGTACGATGTGCTTGTAAAAGTATGCTCAAATGCGAACATTTCTGCCGAATGGCTTCTGAATGGTAGGGGAGAGATGCTTCAATCTTCTGCCGAACCGATTCCGGCAGAAGTGAAAGAAGACTTCAAACTGCGGACGGATCGCACTGTCGATCTCCAGTCCGTGCCACTCTACGATCTGAACGCAGCTGCTGGACTTGTGGCACTCTTTGAAGCGAAGCACACTCAGGAACCTACGGATTATCTCCAGATTCCTGACCTCCCTCCTTGTGATGGGGCGATATATGTCAGGGGAGATTCAATGTATCCGCTTCTAAAGAGTGGCGACATCGTATTATATAAAGAAGTGCAGCACATCTTCTGGGGAGAAATGTATCTTCTCTCATTCTCTCTTGACGGGGAGGATTACATCACGATCAAATACATTCAGAAGGGCGACAGTGAGGATACCGTTCGCCTGGTTAGTCATAATCCGCACCACGCACCAAAGGAAATCCCGGCTAATTCGATCCGGGCATTGGCACTCGTTAAAGCCAGTGTAAGGTTTAACACAATGGGCTAAATCAGGATCACGCACACAAAAACGACTGACGGATAGCAGTAAATAATACATTACTCGCTATCCGTCAGTCGTTTACATATTCATAACGTCGTTTAACATCCTTGTATTAAAGGGTATTTATAGCCCCACATTTTTGCACTTCACCATATAGTATTGGATATTAACTATATTTTTGACGCATTTATTTATACCGATTTTTGTCCACCCATTACGCAAAAAGTGTCCACCCATTACGTACTTTTCGACTTGATAACCTCCGAAGTGGTGTCCACCCATTTGTCCACCCATTTGTCCACCCATTTTTCAGATCGCTCGAATTTGAAAGCCCCAGGACACCCCTATTTCGAAGGGCAAAAAGTCCCTTTTGAAAGGCTGTTTTTCAAGTTTTGAAAGTGCTTCCGGTTATTCCTTCCCCACCCTCCCCTATTTAGCCCATAAAACCGCCATAGAAACACTTTCAGAAAGGATTCCGCACGTCTATATATAAAGAAAAACGCCACCGAAATAAGGCCCTTTTTAGCCCTTTTCGATAGCGATGTATCATTCTATTTTGAAAAGTCCGTTCAAACCGGCTCAAAATGTAACGCCCCCGACCTGCAAATGTCACATTTCGTATTGCACCCTCAAACCCTCAAATTTAATCCCTAACTCTTTGATACTCTTACCTTTTATCCCTCTACCCTACAACACTCCTATTGTTACATTTCGACTTGACCCCCATAGTTAGACACTGAGAAGATTATCAAGAAGAGTACAGTTGATGGTAATAGAGCCACGCGCCTAGCTTCTCGAAATTTTAGAAACCAACTATTCTACTATCAGGATGCATTTCCGACATTCAAATCACTTGTTGAATCAACTTGGGAGAGATTAAAAGTATCGCCTATTGAGTCGACCTTTGTGAACGATGGGCAAATACTCCAATTCTATGTTCGAGTTCAAGATTTTGAGGCAGAGATTGGCTGGATGGG